GTGTTGTATAATCGTAATTGATAAATAGATAAATAATGCTAACCGGAATAACTGTTGTCTATAATACTAAAGGCCTTATTGATCGAGTCATAAAATCTGTGAGAAAATTCTATCCTGAATTGCCTTTGATAATTGTTAACGGATCCACCCCGGGACATAAGTGCGATATTTATTTAAAGTCAAATCCTTATGATAATTGTACTATTTACCACATAGGGAGCAATATAGGACATGGAAGGGGACTAAATTATGGTTTTTCAAAGTGTAAAACAAAGCAGGCATTACTTTTTGATAGTGATATTGAGATGAAAAAGGGAGGTATAATAGAAAAAATGCAGGCAAATCTTAAAGATTCAAGCTATGGCATAGGAGAAATATGCTATACGGATAAGAATGGAAGAAATGTTACTATCGGAATACCTTATTTGCATCCTTATTTTATGCTTATAAATAAAATTCAATATCTAAAATATAAGAAATTTATAAAACATGGAGCTCCTTGCATTAAGACGATGTTAGATTTATATGAACAAAGTAAAAGCTCTATGCTTATTGAATTTCCGGTCAAAGATTTTATAAAACATGACTATAGAGGTACGAGAAATTTAAATCCTCCTGAATTTTTAAAAAATTGGGAAAAATTATGATTGAAATAAATATAATATCCCCCAAATATGGAATCCAAATAGTAAAAATTGATGATTCTATTTATAGTGTAATTAAAAATCATAAAATATCAATTAAAGCCAATCATAGCAATAAAAAGCATAGGAACAATTTTTATGCAACAATTTGGCTTAATGGAAAACATGTGTCTTTACATAGATTTGTTATGTCGGCAAGAAAGGGAGAAATTGTAGATCATAAAGACTGCAATAGTTTAAATAATCAAAAAAATAATTTAAGGAAAGTAACCAGATCCCAAAATGCAGTAAATCGTCATCATAAAAGAAAATCAACATCTAAATATTATGGCGTTAATTATGACAAAACAAGAAATTTATGGGAATGTAAATTAAAAAAAGATCAAGTTAAAATCTGGGTAGGAAGATTTAAAAATGAAGAAGAAGCTGCTTTGGCATATAATAAAAAAGCCATTGAAATACATGGTCAATTTGCTACACTTAATAAAATACAATAATGGGACGATATAGAAAAGCAGAATATTACGATAAAGCATTTCAATTAGAGAAATACAACTGCCATTATAGTGATACCGTCTATTACGAGATGTGGAAAAAGGTAATTAGTTATATTGATCATTCTGATGTTATTTTAGAAATAGGATGCGGGACCGGTCAATTTGCAGAAATGTTATTTACTCATTTAGATTATCATTCTTATATAGGGATTGATTTTAGTAAAGTTGCTATTCAAAAGGCCATAGAAAGAAATGGCCAACGATTTTTTTTACATGATGCCAGGAAATCATTTGATTCCAACTATAATACCGTTATATGCTTGGAAACATTAGAGCACATTGATAACGACATTATTGTCCTAAAAAATCTAAAATCCGGAACTAAATTTATTGGCTCCGTACCAATAGGAAACGATCCTGCTCATGTCCGGGTATTTCTAACCCCGGAAAGTATTATTGAAAGGTATGGTACATTATTGGATATAGAGGAAATAATTTTGTTTGACGATATTAAAAAACACTTATTTAAAGCCACTGTAAAATGAACCAGGAAATAAATGTACAGCGATTAGAATTTGTAATGGAACAGCGTAAAAAATATCCAATGGAATGGAATATTAAAACACTTATTCCTGATTGGGTTACGATAGGAAAAAGAACAGATATACATCCGGGTGTATTTTTTTCAGATCAAGGATTTGGATTTCAATGGGATGGAACTGAATATGTTAGAATCCCTCATGTCGGAGAATTATTAATGGAAGATAAGGTTGAAATATTTTCAGGGACTAATATTGTCAGACCAACATTAAGCGTAACCTTTATAGGAGAGGGTACAAAGATTGATTACAATTGCCATATAGCACATAATGTAAAAATTGGTAAGCATTGTCTTATTATAGCCGGTACTATATTGGGTGGAAGTGTTACGATTGGCAATAATTGTTATCTGGGTATTGGATGTATGATAAAAAATAAAGTCAAGATAGGCAATAATGTAACCATAGGAATGGGTGCAGTTGTATTAAATGATGTTCCGGATAATTATGTAATGATTGGTAATCCTGCTAAATTTCTTAGAAACAATGCTAGTTAGTATAATTATTCCATGTAATGAGGACAGGGGCTTTTTGGCTGATACAGTAAAGGCAGCTGAAACGCAAACTTATCCACATGTTGAGATTATTGTCAGTAAATCATCTGGTAGTGCAAGCTATAATATTAATGAAGGGATTAAAAAAGCAAAGGGGTATTATATAAAATTATGTGCAGACGATGATCTTTTAACACCAAATTGCATAGAAAATAGCCTGATAGCTATTGATGGATTTGATTTCATTCATGGAATGGCTATTAATTTCTGGTCAAAAGGAGGAAAGCAATATTATATACCACCTATCAAGGAGCCAACGCTGCGTGATATGCTTCTAAATAATATCATACATGGCGGTACTGTTATGTATAGAAGGGATTGTTTTGAAAGGTTTGGCGGGTTTGACGAAACGCTTTGGTGTGGCGAAGAATATGAGTTTAATATGAGATTACTTTCTAAAGGGTGTAAATTAAATTATTGTGATTCTTTTTTACAAAGGTATCGGAGACACAAGGGGCAAAAGAGTTTAGGCAATACAGGACGTGAATATCAGGCAAAAAGACAGGTAGAAATTAATAAAATCAAAAATAGATTCCGATAAAGATAAATAATTTGGCAGAATAAGCGTTTTTAAGCGATTTAAAGTTTTATGACACTATACCACTAAAATCCAGAGAAGATTAAAATTAGCCCCTACGGTGTAAGCCAGGGGGGCAAAATAATGATGAAAGTAGGTATTATAATTCCAGATAGAGGTGATCGTCCTAAATTGCTTGCCAATAGTATCAGAATGTTAGAAGCACAAACTTTAAAACCGCATTGTATAGCCATAGTAAATGATGAACCAAAATCAGATAAGCCAGATATTACATGGAGGTATCGTAAAGGATATGATCTTTTAAGGGAAAAAGGGCTTGATATTATTGTATTTTGGGAAAATGATGATTGGTATTCCCCGGATTATCTACGATATATGACAGATAAATGGTTAGAACATGACAAACCTGACCTTTTTGGTACAAATCATACTATTTATTACAATATAAAGATAAAAAAGTACTTTGAAATGCTGCACGATCAGCGTTCTGCAGCAATGAATACGCTTATAAAACCTGACATGAACTTTGAATGGTGTCCGGATTATGAAACATTTACTGATCTTCATTTATACAGGACCTTAAATTATAAAGTATTTAGACCTGATAAATTGTATTCTCTGGGAATAAAGCATGGAATAGGCAAATTAGGAGGTAGAAGCCATATAGATAGGTTATACCGGTATAAATTCAAGGATAATGGATTTCTAAAGAAAACCTTAGATCCGGTCAGTTATAATTTTTATTGGAATTATTTTAATTAAAATAAGAAGAAATGAAAAGAATAGAATATATAATATTTGCAATGCTTATCATTACTATAGTTGTTCAAATTCATAATATCATAAAAACTTTCCAAATAGAAAAAATAGCACAAGGCAATATAGAATTGATGCAAAAAAACCAAGATTCTTTAGAAATATTGATTGAAAGAACCGAAAATATTACAGACAGAGTGAAAAATAAATTAAACAAAACTACAATTATTTTAACCACTAAAACTCAATAAAATGAAAGCACTAATTAAATTTTCGCTTATTAAGGGTAAGATAAAAAGGGGAGATTGGACTGGGCAAACTATAAAAACTTATCCAACCATAAATTTCGGTATATGGAGAGATGATGTTTCACCCAAAAATACTGAGTATATTAAGTTTAAAAAGGCAAAACCATTCATGGTGGCATTAAATATTAAAGTGGGTGATAAAGTAAGGGGAGATTGGAAGGGGTACGAAAATGTGGCAGAAATTAAAAATGATGAAATATTATTAGCTCGCTTTGGTACTTTTAATGATTTTTTGGATGACGAATGGCATAAGTTGGGAGAGTTGCCAATAGAGAATTTCAAAATACTCGGAGAAGTATCACCAGAAGCTACGTTTGTAGAGGATGGAAAGGAATATAAAGTAATGGAATGGAAAACAGCAGATGAAGATACAAGAACTCCCAATGAAATGTTGGATGGAATGAAAAAACCCTTTAAAAAGGGAATAATTCTTTATTACAAAGTTAAATGTCCCTGTTGTGAGACGTTAAAATAATTGAAAAATTATGCCTAAAGACAACATAAATCCATCCCATTATAAAAAATACCCGATAGAAACCATTGATATGATGGTTTCTATTTGGGGTATTCAGGCAGTAATTAATTTTTGTACATTAACAGCTTTCAAATATCGTATGCGTTTAGGACATAAGGATGATATGAAACAGGAATTGGAAAAGGAAAAATGGCATTTGGATAAGGCCGAAGAGCTTAAGAAAAGATTATAACGGAAAAATAAACATTTTTTGTACCCAAAAACTTTTTTAATTAAAATAATATGTATTTTTTTGTTGTCTATTAAACCCAATCACAAAATACCGCTAATTAAAAAATAATAGATATATGGCTTCAGATGCAGTAGGTTCGGAAAGAATATCAAGAATTGTAGGATGGAAAATTGTCAAAGGTGATTTCGCTGAAGATACACCAAATTTACCTCAGCGAATTGCAATTTTAGCAGAAGCCAATACTGCAGAACAAGCAACCTTAGATCTTGCTGCAAAAGAAATGACATCTGCACAACAGGGCGGTATTTCATATGGTTTTGGCTCTCCTATTTATCATATCTTAAGAATTTTATATCCATTAGGTGGCGGTGGAATTGGAGGTATACCTACAGTTGTTTATCCACAAGCTGTTGCTGCCGGTGCTGCTGCAAAAGTCCTAACCGTTACCCCTGTTGGAACTGCTACAGGAAATGGAACACACACTTTGAAAATTTCAGGACGAAACGGAATTGATGGATTATTTTATGATATTAATATATTAAAAGATGATACAACCGCAGATATTACAGCTAAAATATCAGATGCAATAAATGCGGTAACAGGCTCTCCGGTAACAGCAACCAATACAGATTACGAAGCAACACTTACAAGCAAATGGAAAGGATTAACCGCTAATGATATTTCAGTAACCGTTGATACCAATGATAATGACTTAGGTATTACCTACGCAGTTGTTTCTATTCAATCTGGCTCAGCAACACCAAGCATTTCTGCTGCATTAGATTTATTTGGTACTAACTGGAATACTATTGTAATTAATAGTTATGGAACAGTTACCAGCATATTAGATACCTTAGAAGATTTTAACGGCATTCCCGATCCTAATAACCCTACAGGTAGATATGCAGGAATTATAATGAAGCCATTTATAGCCCTTACCGGTTCGGTAGCAGATGATCCTTCAAGTGTTACAGATGGTAGAAAAGATGAAGTGACAATAGCTATATGTCCGGCTCCCTTAAGTGCCGGATTACCTTTTGAAGCAAGTGCTAATATGTCATTACTATTTGGACGACAGGCACAAGATAACCCACATTTAGACGTAGCAGGTCGATCTTATGTAGATATGCCTACACCACTCATAATAGGTTCTATGGCTGTTTATGACAATAGAGATGCTATTGTTAAAAAGGGATCTTCTACTGTTGACCTGGTTAATGAAAAATATCAGATAGAGGATTTTGTTACTACTTATCATCCAGTGGGCGAAACGCCTCCACAATTTAGATATTCAAGGAACCTAATGATAGACTTCAATGTTAGATTTGGATATTTTTTACTCGAGCTTATAAATGTTGTAGATCATGCAATAGCAGCAGATGATGATACCGTTTCTGCACAAAATATTATTAAGCCTAAACAATGGAAACAAATAATTGATAAATATGCAGAATCCCTTTCAGTTAAGGCATTAATTGTTGATCCTGCATTTATGCAAGATTCTATTACCGTTGTAATCAGTACAACTAATCCCGATAGATTAGAAACATTTTTCCGATATAAAAGAAGTGGATTTACAAGGATAGCAAGTACAACCGCAGAAGCCGGATTTAATTTTGGAACTATTTAAAATAATACTATGGCAGTAGGAGGAGATATTATAGAAATAACTTTTAATCATCCAACAGTAGGATCAGGTGTCATTTTACCAAAGGCAAATGAGGATTCCACTTATGATCTAGGTGGATTTCGTTCTAATGATGATGCTAACATGGTAGCGGGGAATGGAGAAATGATAGATCAAATGAATCGTGTTAGATGGTTTATTGAACTTGTTATTGCATGGGATATGAATGTAAGGGGTGATTTAGAGAAATTGGTTGAACTTGCCGAGTCTCCAGTTGAGGCAGAATGGACAATTACTAATATCAATGGAACTGTTTATGGCGGAACGGGTAAGCCCGTAGGAGATATGCAAGGCAATGGTAATGCAGCTACATTTACTTTGAAAGTATCCGGTGGTAATAAACTAAAAAAGATAGTTGGATAATATGAAACAAAAAGTGCAACTTGAACAAGCCGTTGAAGAAATTGATGGCTGGTTAGACAGAAAAAAAATATTCCCCTCAGCCCGGGAAGAATTAAAAGATGCAATAGAAATTCTCGTAGAAGCCATTTCTTTGGGTTATTTGTCTTTGAATGACAAAGGGGAATTTAAACAAGAGCTTTTATTCCCATTAAAAGAAGAACAGGCACTAACTCATCTTGATTATAAGTCGAGATTAAATGATAGAATGTTAGAGCCCCATTTAAAAGGAGTAAAAGCAGGCAATGGTGATGCTCGTATAGTTGCTTATCTGGCTTGCCTCACAGGTCAGGCAAAGGGAATAATAAAAGCCCTTGATACTGCAGATAGAAAAATTACAAATGCTATCGTAATTTTTTTTGTAAGTTAGATGCAGAATCTATCGACAACATGATCAAATCTGTTGTCAGGGAACACCACTGGCCTCCGTACATAATCAAAGAGCTTTATTTAGATAACGAAGATTACCAGGGATTAGAATACTGGTATGATGATGTTATAGCAACTATCAAAGATTTAAAGAAAAGATAATGGCTTTTAATTTATTTACAAAATTTACGGCAGTTGATAAGTTCTCTAAGGTTACCCGGGTCATGTCAAAAAGTGTTAAATCTTTTGCTGTAAAAGCAGAGATAGCAGTAGCAAGGGCAGACAGAGCTTTTACAAGGTTAACTTCTCCAATAAGGAGAGTTTCAAGAGCTTTAGGCAGTTTCGGATTAATCTTAGGAGCAACGGCAATAATAGGCGTTGTTGGCAATGCTGTAAGCGTTTTTGCAAATTTTGAACAAGCAAATGCGAACCTGGCTTCTGTGATGGCAACAGCCACAGGTCCCGAATTAATATCATTACAGGCTGATGCTAAACGGCTTGGTGCTATTACAGCCAAGACCGCAACAGAAGTAGTCGGATTACAGGAAGCTTTTGCACGTCTTGGATTTGAAACTCCCGATATTATAAATATGACCGAAGCAACCATATCGGGCTCAATTGCTATGAGGGGGGAGCTTTCCGATACTGCAGAATTGGTTGGTGCAATGATAAAAACATTTGATGACTTTTCTGCAATTGATACACCTGAAATTATAGATCAATTGACGGTTGCTACTCAAAGTTCTGCTTTGAACTTTGAAAAGTTACAAACCGGACTACCAATAGTAGCTGGAGCAGCGAATGCAGCGGGCGTTCCATTTACAAGATTAGTAGCTTTATTAGGAAAATTATCTGATGCAGGAATAGATACCTCCTCCTCTGCAACGGCACTTAGAAATATATTTATAGAAAGTGCAAAACAGGGATTATCTTATTCTCAAATCCTTAGTAAAATTGAAAAAAATCAGGATAAATTAACTGCAGCAAATGATGAATTTGGCAAAAGGGCAGCCGTATCAGCTGCTATCTTATCAAAAAGCATAAGAGCAACTGATGAACTTGATGAAAAATTAAGAAGTGCAGCTAAAGGGCATGAGCTTTCAGGAGCAGCTGCATTAGCAGCAACAAAACAACTTAATACTTTACGTGGAGCAAGTATTCTTCTTAATAGTGCCTGGGAAGGCTGGATTTTATCATTGGAAGATGGAACAGGGGCTTTAGCTAATACTTTAAAAAGAATTACTCAGGTAGCAACAGAAATGTTAAGTCTGGCAAGTGGGACGGCAAAGGCATCCGATAAATTGAATGAACAGGAAAAAAGAACAAGGGCGCTGGCTCAAAGAGGGATATTTTGGTTAAAAGTAATAGGAGTTACCATACTTGGATTACTTGCTTTAAAAGCAATATTGGTAACGGCAAGCATTGTTATGGGAACATGGGCGCTGGGAGTGAAATTAGTAACGGGTGCTACATTGCTTTGGAATGCAGTATTGGCAGCAAATCCAATTGTGCTTATCATTTTAGGAATATTGGCACTAATAGCTGCGATAACGTTATTAATTGTATTTTGGGATGAAATTGGCGTTGCCTGGGAGCAACAGTGGCTTTTAATGCGGGTTACTGCCAAACAAGCAATAAATGATATAAAATCTGCATGGCAAACACTTTTAGGATTATTTGGTGCGGAGGTTGATTTGACACCTGCCTTTAAATTTTCAAAAAAAGAGCAAGCTGCCGCTAGAGCCTTCTTAGGTGAGGATGATATTAATGTAACTGATGAAAGTGGAAAGCCAGTACCAAAAGCTGCGGTTAATCCTAAAGCAGCAGAACAGGAAGCTTTAACAAAAACAATAGAATCTTTTGGTAATGCAAAAATTAATATAGATGTTAATGATCCTAACCAAAGAACCAAAGTAACTTCCGATAGTGATATTGTAGAGATAGCAACGACTTCTACTTTAGGATTAGTTGGACAATAATATGGATTTAGAAGTAATAGAATCAGGAAATGGCGGAGATTTAGTCTTAAAAGGAAATGACTTGTCTTTTATATTTGGCTTTCAAAATATGCCTTATCTGGCTCTTTTTGGAGGTAATGTAAAAGCTTCCACTCCTGTAGAACGGATCCCAAGCGAACAGGCTTTTGATTGGTGGGGCAATAGTTTACTTCCTAATAAACCAGAAGTGCAATTTAATTCCTTAACGGAAAGGCTCTTAAATAATATAGCTGTAAATAGTGCCGGACGTTTAGAGATAGAAAATGTAGTAAAAAAAGATTTGGAATTTATGGATGCTTTTGCTAACGTATCTGTAGATGTTTCTATTGTCTCTACGGACAGAGTTCGTATTTTAGTTACAATTTTAGAACCGGAAAACTTAGTGGCTAAAGAATTTCAATTTATATGGGATTTTACTAACCAAGAAATAATTACTGATGATAACAATTCCAACACTTAGCGAATTATTTGAAGATATTTTAGATGATCTGGAAGCGGAATTTAATATAACTATTCCTGGATTTGGAAAAGTATTTTTAATTGCACTGGCAGCCGTCCAGGCTGCTAAATTAAAGTTATATTATCTAGCCATTGGAAAGTTACAGAAAAACATATTTATAGATACAGCAGACCCGGAGGCATCCGGTGGCACCTTGGAACGCTTTGGCAGGATTAAACTAGGCAGAAATCCTTTTGCAGCAACAGCCGGTCAATATGTAGTTGCGGTAACTGGAACAGTAGGAGCTTTAATAGAAGCCAGTACTACCTTTAAAAGCAATGATGATACGGTTAATCCAGGCAAGTTATTTATTTTAGATAATGAATATACACTTGTTGGTTCTGATAGCATAACATTAAGAGCTTTAGAAGCGGGTGTAGATAGTAAATTAGAAGTAGGAGAGGAACTTACAGCTACTATTCCAATAGCAGACGTAGATAAAATAGTTACGGTAACCAGCGAAGCCATAGCACCATTGGCAGCAGAAGAAATTGAGGTATATAGAACAGTGGGCTTACAGGCTTATCAATTAGAACCACAAGGGGGTGCCGGTTCTGATTATATAATTTGGGCTGCCGATGCACAAGGAGTTTTAAGATCATATCCTTTTGCTAAATCGGGAGCTACAAGTGAAGTAGATTTATTTATAGAAGCGACAATAGCTGATAGTACAGACGGAAAAGGAACGCCATCGGCCCAATTGCTTGCAGATGTAGAGGATGTTGTTGACTTTGACCCCGATGATACCAGGCCTTTGGATGAACGAGGTCGAAGGCCACTTACGGAAATAGTCAATTATTTACCGGTAACAATAAAGGAAGTAGATATAGAAATTCAGGAATTTGTAGGCTTGACACCTGCCCAGGAGACAAGTATTTTTAATGCTATAAAAGCCGTATTAGATGATATAAGGCCTTTTGTTGCATCTGCAGACGTGTTGGCAAATAAGAATGATATTATTGATATAAATAAAGTAATTAGTATAATACTTAATGCAGAACCAGGAAGTATTTTTACAACCGTTGATCTTATGATAGATAGTGGTTCTGTTAACAGTTTTACTTTTGATTTAGGGAATATTCCTCATCTTAACAGTGTTACATATTATGGATAACCTCAAAGAAATCTGGAAAGACATAAAAGGATACGAAGGCTTATATCAGGTATCCGATTTAGGAGAAATTAAATCTTTAGATAGAGTTATTTATTCTAAATTTAGAAGCATTCAAACTTTCAAAGGGCGAATTTTAAGAAAACTTATCCATAATAATGGATATGTTAGTATTATGCTATCTAAAAAAGGTATAACTAAAAGATTTATTATTCATAGAATTGTAGCAAAATCCTTCATTCTTAATTTGCAAAATAAAAAAGAAGTCAATCATAAAAATTTAATAAAAGGAGATAATAGAGCTGAAAATTTAGAATGGGTTACGCCTAAAGAAAACATGAAACATGCTGATAAAAATATTGATTTATATCAAAAAGGGAGTTTGAATAAAAGAAGCAAATCCTGTATTCAAATATCATTAGATGGACTTTTGGTTGGAATGTATGGATCAAGAAATGAGGCTTTTAGAAAAACGGGTGTTAATGCAGCTCATATATCTGATGTAATAAGTGGAAATAGAAAAATGGCAGGTGGCTATAAATGGCAGTAAAATAAAATGACAACCTTAACCAAAATAAAGAAATTAGGAAAAACCCTTTATCCAACCGGCAGGGCTTTTAAGATACCATTTGGAGGCGTTTTGGATAAATTAAATTCAGCACTTTCAGAAAGTGAACAAAGAGCTTTTGATGATGCTGTTAGTATTTTAGATAGTGCGTTGCCTGATAATGACAACTTTACAACCGGTGATGCTACGGATTGGGAAAGGCGTTTGGGATTAATAACTAATCCTGCCGTTCCTTTATCGGATAGAAAATTAGCTATTATAAGAAAAATAAGACACCCGGGAAACATTCCGGCACGTCAAAATTTCTTATATTTGCAGGGGCAACTTCAGGATGCGGGATTTAATGTTTTTGTTTTTGAAAACCGGTTCCCAACTTATGCTGATGGTATCCCATGGACTGCACGTTCAGCAGCAGAAGCTAATTCGTGGATAGATGTAACATTTGGAAATGGTTTATTTGTAGCTATATCGGATAACGGCGGGAACCAGGTAATGACAAGCCCCAATGGCATTACATGGACTGCACAAGCAGCAGCAGAAGCTAATACTTGGCGGGATGTAACATTTGGAAATGGTTTATTTGTAGCAGTATCAAGTGATGGCGGGAACCGGGTAATGACAAGTCCTGATGGCATCACGTGGACTGCACGAGTAGCAGCAGAAGCTAATATTTGGCTATCCGTAACTTTCGGAAACGGTTTATTTGTAGCGGTATCTCAAGACGGCACATTCCGGGTAATGACAAGTCCTGATGGCATTACATGGACTGCAAGATCAGCAGCAGAAGCTAATATTTGGCTATCCGTAACTTTCGGAAATGGACTATTTGTTGCTGTATCATTTGATGGCATAAATCAGGTAATGACAAGCCCTGATGGCATCACGTGGACTGCACAATTAGCAGCAGAAGCTAATATTTGGCGATCCATAACTTTCGGAAATGGATTATTTGTAGCGGTATCTCAAGACGGCACCAACCGGGTAATGACTTCTCCGGATGGTATCATATGGACCGCAAGATTAGCAGCAGAAGCTAATTCGTGGATAGATGTAACATTTGGAAATGGTTTATTTGTAGCTATATCATTTGACGGCACGAACCGGGTAATGACAAGCCCTGATGGCATTACGTGGACTGTAGAATCAGCATCAGAAGCTAATCAATGGCTATCTGTAACCTTTGGAAACGATTTATTTGTGGCTGTATCACAAAATGGCACGAACCGGGTAATGACAAGCCCTAATGTCTTTAAAACAAAGACAGCATTTGACGTAGCCTCATTGGCTGGTACTGATGTAGCTGTTCATGGAGGCATTGAACATGGAGAAATGGAACATATGCAAATAGGTGAGCAGGGAATAACTCTGATAGCTAATTTTATTGATGAAGATAAAGATATTGGCTTTGATACCGGAGCAACTTTACGAAGTACCTTTTTTGTGGGGGCTAATCCTATTGGTACATTTGCAGACGTTTTAAAAGCACGTGAAGATGAATTTAGACAACTTATTTTAAAAATAAAACCGGTTTCATCGATAGGATTTTTATTTATTAACTTTAATTAAAAAACAAAAACAATGGCACGAATTTTAAAGAATAAACCAAATGTACAAGCACCAAATAGTGAATTTCCTTTTGGGAGAATCAAGGATGTAGTACCAAGCGTATCACCTGGTACGCCTGTTGATGAAGAAGTTTATGGAGATTCTCACCAATTTATGGAAAAAGGTGCTGAATTATTAATTAAAACATTTAATGATTTACCCGAAAGTGCAAAAAATGGATTTGAGTTTATGGATGTTTTGCTCGAGCTGATCATAAAAAGAATTAATACACAATTTATTGCAGAATCAGCAGCAGAGGCTACTATTTGGCAATCCGTAACTTTCGGAAATGGACTATTTGTAGCAGTAGCTACCATTGGCACGAACCGGGTAATGACAAGCCCTGATGGCATCACCTGGACATCAAGATCAGCAGCAGAGGCTAATATATGGCAATCTGTAACTTTCGGAGATGGATTATTTGTTGCCGTATCTACTGACGGCACCAACAGGGTAATGACATCGCCAGACGGTGAGACCTGGACGGCACGAGCAGCTTCAACAGCATCCACATGGCAAGCTGTAACCTTCGGAAATGGATTATTTGTAGCTGTTTCAGGGGCTGGATTAGTAATGACAAGTCCTGATGGCATCACATGGACTGATAGAACAGAAGCAGAAGCGAATAATTGGCAATCCGTAACTTTCGGAAATAGTTTATTTGTAGCAGTATCAGTTGATGGCACCAATCGGGTAATGACAAGTCCTGATGGCATCACCTGGACATCAAGATCAGCAGCAGAGGCGAATTTATGGCAAGCCGTAACTTTCGGAAATGATTTATTTGTAGCAGTATCAAGTGATGGCACCAATCAAGTAATGACAAGTCCTGATGGCATCACCTGGACGGCAAGATCAGAAGCAGAGGCGAATTTATGGCAAGCCGTAACTTTCGGAAATGGACTATTTGTAGCAGTATCAGTTGATGGCACCAATCGAGTAATGACAAGTCCTGATGGCATCACCTGGACGGCAAAATTAGCAGCAGAAGCAAATATTTGGTCAGAAATAACTTATGGAAATGGATTATATATTGCGGTAGCAAATGATGGCACGAACCGGGTAATGCGAGCTATATAATGGCAATCTTAAATGTAAATACCGATGAAGTAGTCAGATATTCTAATAAGCTTGAAAAGCTACATAGATCGGCTTTTCCTATTGCTATTCGTGGAACTTTAAATAATGCTGCTTTTGATGTAAAACAAAAGACAATGCCTGTCAGTGCTGAGAAGGAATTTGTAAATAGACAACCTAATTTTTTCAAGGCAAATAGCAAGGTTAATATGGCTAAAGGGTTCAATGTTAG